TATGGGCACGGGCGGCAACAACACACCGATGGTCGCCCAGAACCCGATCGCCTTCGCGACCAACCAGCGTTCCGAGGTGAGGGATCTCGGCGACAAGTCGGCCGCGCTTTCCGCCGAGTGGGGGACGAACCAGCAGACCTACCTTGCCATACCAATCCAGGACGGACGCGAAATAGAGAAGAACCAGAACGGGCTGGGTGTCGGGGGAGAGGACGACCCCTCGTACACGCTCGACCAGACTGGCTCTCAGTCCATCGCCTACTCGATCAGGGAGGACGCAACCGTCGGCAACTTCAGCGCCACGCCGATAGACGTGGCCAACGCGGTCACCGCCCTGCAGCCGTCAGCGCAGTCGCACCACGCGCAGACCTTCGTGACCCAGCCGACCGAAGATGCGATGTACTCGTTCGACACGCAGTTCGGCATGACACAGCAGGCCTTCGAGGACCAGTCCCCCACGCTCAAGGCGACGCAGGCGCCGGCCAGCGTGGCGTACCAGTACGACGGCTACAACCAGAATCTCGAGGAGGGCGACGGTGTCTACAGGTCGCTGCGAGTCGGCAGGGATCCGAGCGATTTCGTCATGCAAAGCACGTCCATGGTCATACGCCGGCTGACCCCGCTCGAGTGCGAGCGGCTGATGGGCTGGCCGGACGACCACACGAAATATGACGCCGATGAGAAAGTCATCCCCGACACCCAGCGATACAAGATGTGCGGCAACGGCGTCGCCTCGCCCGTGGCGAGGTGGGTCGGGCAGAAACTGAGGGACTTCTACTTAGGGCAGCAGCCCTGAGGCCTCGGCACCGGGCGAACCAAGCGCGGCCCTGGATCCTTCGGCGGATCCTTCGGCTTCTCCTTCGGGGGTTCTGGGTTCGTCGCCACGCTCCCATTGTCTCACGCCGAAGTGCCTCTCGAGCAAATCGAGCACCGCGGCGTTAGGGCTGTTGCCCCTCCCCACGAGTCGCGATTCATCCGCGGTCCAGAAACGCACGGCATCCTCAATTTCGCCGAAAATGTAATCGGCGAATAAATCGCTCCACATAAAACCGGAATCGGCGTTTGGCAGGGCGTACCAAGTCCCGCCCTCGTGAACCCCCGAATAACGCGACTGGCCCACGATTATGGGGTATAATCTCACGAGATTGTCCACGGGGACAGTCTAGACAGGTTCCCCCGAAGCGCCTTTGGAAATGTATTATTGAAGCATGGTCATGCCAAGGAATTTCGACAACCCCGATGAGGCTTTCGCTATTGCGAAGGCGTGGGCCAAGCGCAGGGAGAACATCCTGCTCGGCGTGAATAGGAACATCCAAGAAGGACTCAAAGAAGATACGGAGAAACAAGATGACACGACCGAATAATCCAGACGGGGAAGATGCCGCCAAGTGGTGGAATGAGAAGAGCAAAGAAGAGCTCGAGAAGCTAGAGTTCTACGCCAAGGAATTCAAGCGAGCAATGGGCAAGCCGAATTTGGAGTCCGAGGACGAGGACGAGGACGAGGGCCCGCCCGACTTGCCGGAGGACGACGAGGACATGGGCCCGCCGGACCTCCCCGAGGATGACGAGGAGATGGCGCTCGAGCCGACAGAACGCGACATGGACATGCAGGATCGCATGGCATCCCGAAGGAATACCGCTTTTCGCCGCCCCCGCGAGAGGAGAAGGGCGATGAGGGCGATGAAGTCCGGTCGGCCGCGGAACATCATGAACAAGGCGCTCAAGGCCGAGATGGAACTCAAGAGGGCGTTTTCCCCCGAGAAGAGACGCGACCTCGCCAGAAACGGGATAGCGCTGCCGGACGGATCGTTCCCGATCGTCACGACCGAGGACCTCAAGAACGCCATCATGGCATTCGGCAGGGCGAAGAACAAGTCCGCCGCGAAGAGGCACATCATCAAGCGAGCCAGGGCGCTCAAGAAGACCGACCTGATCCCCGAGAAATGGGGCAAGAAAGATGCCAAGGACGCATCCTTGCGCCACAAGGGCGTGTATGGTCCCCCGATTGAGATGCCGAAGAATAAGAAGAAGCTTCGCTACGGCGAGTCGGAAACCGATGCGGCCGAGATGGAGGACGACGACATGACATCGCCCATGAGCCGCGAGGAGTTGATGGATCGGATATTCAAGAAGAAAAAGAAAAAGCCAACGGTAGAGGACGAAGGCCAGGAATAACAATTTCCCCGACGGGGACTGCTAGGGGGAACGACGAATGCCGACGAACCGGAAGGATGTCTACTCGGCGATGCCCGACTCATCGTTCGGTGGGTTCGGCGGCATCGAGCGAGAGGGCATGGTTCGCTCCCCCATGAGGGGCAAGAACCCTAGGCGCAAGCGCAAGAAGGTGAAACCCCGAGAGGAGAAGAGCCTCCATCAGAAGGATCTAATGGAGCAGTCCTTCAAGTCGGCATTCGTGAAGCGAATCAACGACATCGATGACGAGGCCCTCGATCTGTTGTTCCCGGAGGACGACCACGAGGCAGTGGATAAATTTGTCGCCCAGATCGACGACAAGTGGATTTTCGACACCGCCGGCGCCTTCATAAGGCGCGCATTGACAAACAGGCGCAGGCGAAGGCGGAGGCGCTGGAAGTCCGACGACATGTATGCGGAGACTAAGGAAAGTAAAAAAAGATTAAAGAAGTAACTCCCTCTATTTCCTGTCGTAGTCACCACATTATGGATTATCAGATATTGCTTATCAGATAACTTTATCCCTAAATTCGGTCACAGTGATAGTATCCGGAAATGATAAAAGTAGGAAATTGCATCGACCTAATGTCCGAGTTGCCGGACTGCTCGATAGACGCCATCATCACCGACCCGCCCTACGAGCTCGGGTTCATGGGCAAGTCGTGGGATGCGAGCGGGATCGCCTACAGCGTGGAGGTGTGGCGACAGTGCCTGCGCATACTCAAGCCGGGCGGCCACATGCTCGCCTTCGGCGGCTCGCGGACCTACCACCGGCTCGCATGCGCGGTGGAGGATGCCGGGTTCGAGATTCGTGACCAGATCATGTGGGTTTATGGGTCAGGCTTCCCGAAGTCGCACGATGTCAGTAAGGCGATTGACAAGGCGGCTGGAGCCGAACGAGAAGTGATCGGGTACGCCGACCCGCACGACCCGAGAACCGCGATGGCGCGGTCCATCTACGGCGGGAAGATACAGGACGAGCCAGGCCAGGGTAACCCAATAACCGTTCCAGCATCGAGCGAGGCAAAGGCATGGAAAGGCTGGGGTACTGCACTCAAACCAGCGCACGAACCAATTGTGATGGCACGCAAACCGTTAGAGGGCACGGTGGCGAACAACGTCCTGACGCACGGCACGGGCGGCATCAACGTAGACGGGTGCAGGGTGGGCGATGAAGTCCTGCCGGAACATGTCGCCGGACAGGCGCAGATCGGAACTTTCGAGAGGTCAAACATGGTTACGCCCGAGAGGGTCGGCCGCTGGCCCGCGAACTTCATCCACGACGGGTCGGAGGAGGTGCTGGAGTTGTTCCCCGAGACCAAGGGTGGGACATGGAACACCACCGACGGCGCGAGGCCGTTCAACAACAACGGCGAGCCGACCGGGTACACGACGACTGCGCAGGACAAATCAAACGGTTCGGCGGCACGGTTCTTCTATTGTGCGAAGGCGTCCACGGCGGAGAGGAACGCCGGGCTGGAGGGCCTGCCCAAGAAGAAGGCGGACACGCGCAGCGACGTGGCCGCCGGGATATGGAAGGACATGAGCGCCCCGCACCAGAACCACCACCCGACCGTAAAGCCCGTCACCCTGATGAGGTACCTCGTCAGGCTCGTCACCCCGCCGAACGGGGTGGTGCTCGACCCGTTCCTCGGCTCGGGCACGACGGCCGTCGCCGCGATCCACGAGGGCGTGCGATGGTTCGGCTTCGAGATAAATTCCGACTATGCCGACATAGCATCGCGAAGAACCGGCCATGCTATTGTGACCGTATGCTCCACATCGGGAATTGCATAGATTTCCTCTCCCAACAACCGGAGCACAGCTTCGACTCGATAGTCACCGACCCGCCGTACGAGCTGGGCTTCATGGGCAAGGCCTGGGACTCGACCGGCATCGCGTACAGCACCGAGCTCTGGCGGCACTGCCTCAGGGTCCTCAAGCCGGGCGGGCACCTGCTCGCCTTCGGCGGGACGCGCACGTACCACAGGATGGCGTGCGCGATAGAGGACGCCGGCTTCGAGATACGCGACCAGATCATGTGGGTCTACGGCTCGGGGTTCCCCAAGTCGCTGAACATATCCAAGGCGATAGACAAGAGCGCGGGGGCCGAGCGCGAGGTGATCGGGTTCAGCCGCGGCGTGACGGTCGCGGCCGAGGACAACATGCACGGCGGGATAAACCGCGGCGCCGTGGGCATCAGGCAGACGGCGATAGACGTCCCGGTGACGGCGCCCGCAACCGAGGGGGCCAAGATGTGGGACGGGTGGGGGACGGCGCTGAAGCCCGCGCACGAGCCGATCGTCCTCGCGCGCAAGCCGCTCATCGGCACGGTGGCGAACAATGTGCTGACGCACGGCACGGGCGGCATCAACATAGACGGATGCCGAGTGGGTCGTGCTGATGGCGATAAGTCAAGCGCAGGCAACCGAACGGCGACATTTGGAACACAAGAAACACTAAGCGGCGGAGATGGTTCTGGTGGCTGGTCGCAAAACGATGCTGGTCGCTGGCCCGCGAACTTCATCCACGACGGCTCAGACGAGGTGCTTGAGCTGTTCCCCGATCTCGGCAGGTCCCAGGGCGGGCGCATCGGCAAGAAGTCCCAGTCGGCGGTCTCGATAGTCCCGGCCGGCAGGTACAAGGCGGGCGACCCGGGCTACGGCGACTCGGGCTCGGCGGCGCGCTTCTTCTACTGCGCCAAGGCCTCGGCGTCCGAGCGCA